CGTTCTATGTGAAGCGTGACGGCAGTTTGTATGCGAAGACGGGCACATTCAAAGGCACTTTGGATGCAGCAAAGCTGAGCGGTAATCTGACTGCGGATTCAAAGACAGGCGGCTGGCTCATTGGTTGCGGTATCAATGTGAATAGCGGCGCTTTCTATGTCGACCAATCTGGTAATGTGACTATGAAAGGCGGCATCAATTTGGCTGGCAACATCACATGGTCTACCTCAAACAGCCCTTGCCAAGCCCTTTACTCAACAGTGTATTTAGCTGCTCCGAGTGGATCATACGCTTCACATCCAACCACTGGTAGTTCATCATGGCATCGCACATTATCCAATTCGGACAAGTATGCATCCTATACCTATGATGGTGGTTCTACCTGGACTGCGGCAATTCAAATCAGAGGCGAAGACGGCGAAGATGGTCGTGACGGCGTTGACGGCAGTGATGCAACGGTCAACGAACGAAATGTGTTCAATGTCCTGACAAACGGTGGAACAAAGTTCGGTATCTTTAACGACTCCACTTCCAACAAGTTATATATTAACGCAAGTTATATTCGTTCTGGCATTATTGACGCTGACCTTATTACGCTTGGCAGTGATTGGGGTGGTTTCTGTTGCGCAATCGGTAACGATGGTACAAGCGACACTTATGGGTCAATGATGTATGGTAGTGATCCTGACTTTTATTTCATTGCTACAAACAAAGGCGTTCGGATGCAGTCTGAAGATCATGGACTGACTGTTACAAACAGTGGCATTTTTGCTGATGAGGAAATCACAGTAAGTTCTGATAGACGCCTCAAAACTGGAATTGCTTATCAGATGAATAAATATGAAGATTTCTTCATGCGCCTGAAACCAACACAATTTCAGTATAAAGCTGGTGCGTCTGGTCGGTTTCATACAGGTTTTATTGCACAGGATGTCGAAGCGGCGTTGATTGAAAGCGGACTGTCTACCGATGAATTTGCTGGATTGGTTATCACACCAGTCATTGAAGTAAACAAAAAGGATGGCATTGAAGATTGCTATCATCGCCTGAGATATGGCGAGTTTATTTCTTTGAATACATACATGATTCAGAAGCTGTATCGCAGAATCGAAGAGCTTGAGGAAAAGCTACACAACATAACCTGAACAAAAAGGAGAACGACATGAAAAATGAAATCATGCAGCGGTTGGCTGTTGTGCTGAATGCACTGAATAACATCGATGTCAGAGGTAAGGCAAATCTTGCCAATCTGAGTGGCAGTATCGCTATGATCGAAGAGGTCAGCGCAATGCTGAATGGTGTTGAATTTGCGGAAGAGCAGACCGAAGCCGCAGAATAAACCACATAGAGAGGCGGTGTATGCGTGAACTGTTTCTTTGAACCATATACATTGCCGACGATTGACTTTGTTGGTGGTGAGACCCAAGACCTTGCGTTTAATGTGTACTTCTACAAGGACAAAAAGGAGTTCAGTCTCACCGGTTGTACCTGCAATTTTTCCATTGTGAGCTTCACAAACAAGATGGGTGTTCCCATTCTGAGTAAGCCGATGGAGGCTATTTACAATGATGCAGGCACGGCAAACAATGTTTTGACCGTAAAGCTCTTGCCGACTGAAACGGTCGAGTTGTTTGGCAAGTATATCTATCAGATCATCATCCGAGATATTGATGGTGATGTAGAGGTTCCTAAGCAAGGCATCCTCTATGTAACAAACAATATCAACAAAGACTTCATCCGGCAGTAAACCGAGGGCAAACGCTCTCGGCTTTTATTATGCCTATTTTCAACTATAAGGAGGACGGATTCTATGAATACGAACTATTTTCTGAACTGCGTGGCGGGCAATCTGTTCCAGACCAAAACCTCTCCCGCAATGCCCACCAAGTATTACATCGGTCTGAGCACAACTGCCCCTGCCGTTGATGGTACTGGCGTAAACGAGCCCTCTGTGGACGCCGGTTATTCCCGTGTGGAACTGACTTCCCTCAGCACTCCTGTTGATGGCGTTGTGACCAACACGCTGGCAATCAACTTTGAAGAGAGCACTGCAACCTGGAATACGATTACTCACTTCGTAATCTACGATACTGCTGATGTTGACAGCGGCAATTTGCTGATGTACGGCGAGCTGTCCACTCCCAGAGCGGTTGAAGCCGCTACGATCATGACCATCAAAGAGGGTTATCTGAAGCTGTCTGCACAGAACCCCGCCTAAGTGAATGAGGTGGTCGCATGGCAAAAGAGTTTGATATTTACCTCAATAATCGACTGACGCAATGCGACATTATCGTCTATTCAATTCCGTATCGAGATGGTCTGACGGTTATGAACCGCATCATTCTCGAAAGCTGTCTGGATAACTATCTTCTCCAGAAGTTTGTGGCGGCGCAGACGAGTTCTGAGCTGATCGCTCACATCGACGAGATGATTAAAATCTGCCGTGAAAAGCTGAGTGTAGGAATGGCTATTGGCGCTGATGCGGAGATGTCTGTTCATTACGCCCTGTCCCCAGAGGATGCTTCTATTATTCTGGGACAAAACGATGTGGCGTTGACAGCATCTTCCTTCATCGCCGCCGAAAGCACTGTTGAACTGGATGTAGAGCCGCTTCTGGCTCTCGTCGGCAAATCTCTCGGCGGTGGTGAGAGTTCCATCCTTTTTGACCAGTCGGTCTACAAGGAGATCAAGAACAGCATTGAGCGGTATGAAGACGGCGTTGGAGTTTCTGCACAGGTAACAGGCACCGCTAAGCGTGGAAGTATTTCGGTTGAGAGTGCTGTCGTTCCAATGGCAGATGTGACAGACCTTTGTTATCGTCTGCACTGTGCTGGAGAGACCGCTTTCTCTCTTGCTGCCTCTGTTCTTGGGACTGAAATTCACTTCTCTCTCGGTTCGGGCACATCCGACATCGTTCTTGGTGCAGAAGTGGATGGCGACAGAACAACCAAGTTCGAGACTGCGCAAAACACGCTTATGCTTTTGGCAGAGCTGACTGACCAGCTTACACAGTTCATGGAGCCGGAGTCTACGGTAGTTGAGCTGTTTGCAGATATGCAGCCCATCGTTAAGCGGCACAGGCTGCTGGGAGAGATGGACGAAAATACGCTTGTGTCTTTTGACGAGATGACGCTCGCAGAATTAGACTACATCATTTTAGAACCATAAATAGGGGGTGAAACTTATGTTTTATATCAAGCTGGATGACAGCATGAACCTGGTCATTACGGCTCGTGAGCCACTGTTCCGTGGCGACAATCTGAACCGCAAAATCGTATATCTGATGCCTCTGACGGTCGGCGATATCGATATGCTGACCGCCTATGTATATCTGAACTACATCCGTGCTGATGGCGTGGCAGATGTGGTTGTGCTGGAGCGCATGGAGGAAATGTACAACGAGGACTACTACCAGTACACATTTCCCGTCACTTGCAAGCTGACGAAGTATCCGGGCGAGGTCTGCACATGGATGCAAATCTACACTGGCACCCCCTCCAACCCGAGCATTCAGAAAACTGGCGAATGTATGCTCCAAATTCAGGAGTCCAAGAACATCGACAACTATCTCTGCGATCATCAGGTTACCGCAATCTATCAGCTTCAGAAGCAACTTGAGGGTGGCAGCACTGGTGGCGATAGTTCAGATGATACTGGTGATACTCCCGATTGGGAGGATATGGATGGTGCTACCGAAGAGGATGCCACTATGCCAGACTGGGAGGACATGGACACTCCCAACACGGACTCAGGTGGTGAAACCTGGGACGATATGTAAACAAGCAACGCCGATGCAGAGTGTCGGCGATGTTATATCAAACTAAGTAAGGAGGTAAAAATGGCTAAAGTAAGATATGTGCAAGGCAAAAAGTCGTCTTACCTTGCTCTTGGCAGCTATGATCCTTTGGCTCTGTATTTCTGCACAGATACCAATGAGCTTTTCAAGGGCGACCAGCTCTACAGCGACGGTGTTCGCATCGTTCTGAACTATGCGAGCCTGCCTGCATTCAATGTGGCTGCTGACGGCATCCTGTACTTCTGCAAGGACAATGGTTGTGGCTATGTCCTGAATGAAGAGCGCAATGGTTGGCTGGCTGTGATCCACGGCATTGACAATGAAACCATCGGCTTGAATGACAACGGCCTCATGGCTGTTGTGGCAGTGCCTATCGCAAAGGTCACTGGTCTGGCAGAGGAACTGCAGCGCATTGAGGCAGTTGCTATTGCTGGCGGCTCTATTGCCACGGCTGAGTCCGCAGGCATTGTGAAGCCCGGTAGTGAGTTTGCAGTTGCTGCCGATGGCACCATGTCTCTGGTTGCTATCGAGATCACCAAGGTAACTGGTCTTGAGGAGAGATTGTCTGCTGTTGAGCAGGCCGTTGTTGGCGGCGTGCATTATCGTGGCGGCGTTGACACCTTTGAAGACCTGCCTACTGATGCCGCAGAGGGCGACCTGTATGAAGTGTACTCTGATAACAGCGAGTGGTGCTTCAACGGCGAGAAATGGTTCGAGTACGGCAAGACGACCGATATTGACCTGTCTGGCTATGCCGAAAAGGACGAAGTTCGTGCCATCGCAAAGATGGTAGACTATGAGATCGCCCATAAGCCCGAGGGTACACTGGTGAATTACTCTGACGAGGAAATTCGTGTGATGTGTCCTTCCGGCACTGAGTGGGAACTGCAGCAGTCCGGTGCCGGTGCTGATCCTAACGCCTATTACATCGGGTTTAAGGCTTATGCTCCCAGTGACGAT